GCTTTCTCTGCCGCTGCTTTCTCTGAGAGAAGATAGCCGCCGCCAAATACGGCTTTCCCCTTCTCCCGCTGCGCATCCATCGCACTGATGCGGACGCCATGTCCTTTCTGCACCCGGAAGGGAACCCCGTACTTGGAGTAGTATGCCGCCCGCGCCGCCGTAATCACATGCGGCGGATAGCTATACCTCGGGAGCTCCTTGCACCCCTCTCTCCGCAGCCGCTCCACCGCCTCGGTCACTGCCCCGTACAGCTCGGGAGCACTCCGCAAAATGCAGTGATCAAGATTTGTCCGGAAGCTCGTGGCGATTTTCGCTCCGTTCTCGTACTCAATATCTGCGCCGACCGCAATCGCCGCCCCCGGAGTCGCACTGAGCAGCGTTAGCGCAGGTGCGAAAAGAAAGAACGTGATGCCGCGCTTGTCGTAGAATCTAATGATTTTCGACAGTATCGAAAATGGAGGGTTGTCCAGTACGATGCAGTCCTCCGGATACTCGAAGCGCTCATAGTCCCCGCCCGGATAGAATGGCCGCACGATTTTCTCCGGGTCGATGCCGTACTCCTTGACCGCCCAGCTTTTCACCGCCTCGTATATCGCAGGCGGCGTGTAGCAGTCATCCGTGGTTTTCTTCGGTTTGAATTTTTCAACAAACTCCTCGTAGCTCTCTCCGCGTGCCATAATCTCTCCTCGCACAAAAATAGAGCGCCGAAGCGCCCTGCTTGTTGTTGTCTATTGTCTGTCTCCCGCGCACACGAAAAAAGAGACCGCCATGCCTAGCAGTCTCTTTTTCCCGCTTTCGCGCACACAGGAGGATTTGAGTACCCGGTGTGAAGATGCACCGGGGAAGCCGCTGGCGGGGATTGAACCCGCCTTCCGCACTAGTAGCGGCATAGTCCGGCAAGGGAGGCCTGAGCCTCTGCACAAAGTCACGTCGCACTACCTCGGCTGCATAGCCTCGGGCACGACTCCCCCTCGTCGGTCATAGAGGCATGGTCGCACAGAGCCTTGCCGCTCTTCGCTGTGCCCACCCTCTCACTCTTACAGCTTATCGGCACAAAAGGCACGCGCAAGCGTTTTCTCAAAATCTTTTTTCTGCTGTTTTCGGGATGGCTGCCTTCACCCAATGCGCACCACACCCCGCACAAGCAAACGCAAATATGTGAAATCCGGCTCCGTCTATCGTCTTCCACATCGCCGGTCTGCCGGTGCACGTCCTGCCGCACCCCGGGCACTTGTCCCTTTTTACATCCTTCGCCTTTTCTCTCATACGCCTGCCACCATCGAGCAAATCCACTGTATCAGCGCCAGTGGTGCAACCATGAGCGCGGCCGCCACCACGGCTATCACCATCAGCTGCCACACCGTCAGGGCAAGGTTCACGCCTCTGCGCAGCCAGTATACGAATTCTCCCCAGCTCACGTTTCTACCTCCTCGAAATACCTCGTCGCGCGCATCCTCGCCCAGTTTGTCCCCGCGTGACCGTTTCGCCTGCTCACATGCTCCCATGTCATCCCGTCGATGTACCGCTGCCGCAGTATCAGCCTTACAGTCGGGTCGGAGATAGTTTCAATCTCTGCCTCCAGCTCGGCCGCTCTCTGCTCCAGCTCCATCGCGAGGAAGCGCATCCGTGTCTCTCGCTTTCTCCGGATGCCCAGCAGCCTATCTATCTCCGGGAGCGGCACGCCCGTGATGCGGATATGCCCCGTTGTCCCATCGTCCCGTGTGCCCTGCACACTGTCAGACACCTGCTCGGCCTCCAGCTCCCGGATGCGAGCGGCGAGCTTTTCAGCCCGCCATGCCGCGTCCTTCGACTCAGCCACCAAAGCAAGATGCTGCTCGAGTCTCGCTTTTAAGCTCATCCCTCACCATCCTCTCCGTCTCCCGCATGAGATACCCGCCGTCGATGTCGCAGAAAAGCCTGCTGCGCCCGCTCGTGAAAAAGCGCTCTGCCGTAGTGGCGCGGTACATGGTCGCGCCGTGACTTCGGCTTTCTACCCTGCGCCGTCTCTTGAGCATGAGTCGCACGCCCTCGGCATAGTCCACGACTGCCGCCTTCACCACCTCGACCGCAAGCGCTCTATACGCCTCCTCGACTCCGGTCAGTAGCCCGAAGCCCGACGTCGCCGGAGAGCGGCCACCCCACGGCCTACTCAGGTCTTTCCCCCTTCTGCTCGCCTCTTCCATGTCACCGCCCGCCGCTCACAAGCTCGCCCGCGCAGGCCGCATACCCTGCTATATCGAGCAGTGTATCCATGTGCGCGCTCTGTCCGCCCGCAAAACGCTGGACCTTGAGCTCCACCATCATCATGGCCACATCCTCCTCGCGCAGCATCACCGGTACGCCCACAATCGCCGTGAGGTACACGCTCCACGCAGCCGCGATAGCCTTGAAAGTGTCCGCGGGCTTGCCGTGCTGTCCCTCGCGCTCCGCTACGATGCGCTTCACCTCGTCGAGAAATTCGCTCTTGGTCATGGCTTCGCTCTCCTCGCGCCGAGCATCCTCAATCGCGTCCATCACAAATCTAACAGCATCTTGCTTCGGCAGCCGCCCCTCACGGTACTCTTCCAGTGTGACCTCCGCCAGTTCGCGCGCTTCATCCCTTGTCAGCATGTCGCTTTCTCTCCTCCCATCTGTACTCTCGCCCTGTCTGCCGGTCTCGCATCCGGAGCCCCAGCAGCTCGTATCCGTCTATCTCCAGCATGTCGCGGAGCTGCGCAACAAGGTGTGCGCCAGCCGTCCGCACATCGTCAATTGAACGGCAGCCCTTCATCGTCAGCCCCCTCCGGAATATTCATAAATCCGTCATTTTCTTGCATATTTATTCTACCACTTTCCGACGCTCCTGTACTGCTTTTCCCGGCCTCGCCCTTGCTGTCGGCGAACTCCTGCTCTGTCAATATGACCTCGGTCGTGTAGACCTTCTGCCCCTCGCGATTGGTGTAGCTGCCGGTCTGGATTCTTCCGGACACTAGCACTCGCATTCCCTGCCGGAAATACTTCTCGGCAAACTCCGCCGCACGGTCGAATGCCACGCACGGGATAAAATCCGCGGCCTTCTCGCCCTTCCCCCGCCTGTCCACCGCCAGCGTGTACCGCGCAATCGCCATCGCCTTTTCGCCGCTCGAGTACCTAACCTCCGGGTCTCTCGTCAGCCTGCCCATCAATACGACCTGATTCATCCGTCTACCTCCGTGAAATTTTTGCCCACACGCGCCATCCATGCGGCATGGCCGTGTAGCTCCTCGTATGTCTCCTGTGCGAGCGCCTCCAGCTCTCTGTCGTGCTCGCCCTTGTCGTGTAGTCGCCTATGGCACTCTCCGCAGAGATGTACCGTCAGCCCCATCTCGTCTGCCGCCCGGCGGTTGCGTCCGTGGAGGCAGTGATGCACCTCCAGCCGCCCATGCCTGCTGCACAGGTAGCACCGCTCCGCCGTATCGCCCGGCATGATGCTCTTTTGTCTTTTCGCCATGTACTCCTTTCGCGCTATGCCCTGTGATGCACCACAATGCGTTTTAATCCCTTGTAGCCTCTCAGTGTACATTTCTTGCCTTTTGCCGTTCCGTGCCGATTTGCCCCGCTCTCGTCGCTCGTAGTGCCCTTTGCGTTGCCCGCGTCACTCATGTCGCGCTTTGGAGTGACACTCCCCAGCCCTCGGGATCCTGCATCCTCAGGCGTGCGAGAAGCGCTTCTGCGAGGCTTTTCTCTCCCGCCGCGATTTTCTCCGCGCTCATGGCTTCCGCAAGGCTGTGGGGCGCGTCGTCGCTCTGAGGGGCATCTAAGCGCAGCCGCTCGGCCTGCTCCAGCTGTACCTGCTCCCGCTCGCGCTTCTCCACCGCGTACAGCGGCTCGCTTGCTCCCCGCAGCGCCTCTCGGACACTCGGCGGCAGTTTGGCATCCTCGCGCATCCGGACTCGCGTAGCCTCCAGTGCGCGGATGATTTGGCTGGATATCACCGTCTCGACCGCGCTTGTGTCCAGCTGCGCCCACTCGGTGAGATTACGCGGCGTGCCGACTGCTCGCTTGCACAGCTCCGGAAGCCTCTCGAAGGCCTCCTCGGCGTGATACAGCGCGTCGCCTATAGCTCGGCGGATCAGCGCGATGCACTCGGTATTTGTGTATCCGGCCTCTGCCGGTCGCTGCACTCGCTCGATGCAGTCAATGACCTGCCCGGGCACCGGCGCGAAGCCCTTTGTGTCCCCCCGCAGGAAAACCTGCAGCCCGACGACCGCTTGCTCGAGGCTGTAGCCCTCCATCGTGCCGCTCCAAAGCTCTATCTGCCCTTTGAGCTCCGCCGCTCCCATCCGTGCGTACTGTGCCGGATATGCCAGCGCGAGCTTTGACAAAAAGCCGCTTGTCTCCTGTGCTGTCATAGTGCCTCCTCTCCCCTCGCCACTCGGGCGAAGTACTCCGACGCCGTAAAGCCGCCCACCGGGCTTATCTGTGCCCGCCGCTCTTTTGCAGCCTGCTCCGCTGCTGCGCGGTATCCCCACTTTCTCATCGCGAGCGCATAGTTGCTGTACGGCTTTCTGCCAGACGTCTCGACATACTCGTCCACTACACGGATAGCGTCGTCTGTCTCTTGCTTGCCCTTCTCGTCGCAGAGCCGTGTATACTCTGCGTCGGTGAGCATGACGTGTCCAAACTCCCCCCGTTTGTGCTTCTGTTCCTCGGCGGGCTTCCGCGTGCGTGTGCGCGCTTTGCGCGCTATATGTTTTTCTTGCCCTGTAGGAGACGTAGTCTCCGTAAGG